TTACAGATCAAACAACCAAGGCACAATATTGGCGCACTGTAGCTATTGGCACAGAAGCTGAATCTGGGCGTGGGGGCTATTTTAGACAGGCTGTTAACATTGATGCTGGTGGGCAATCGCCACAGGTGATTGGGCAGTATATGCTAACAGATATTAGGGCATGAGTGTAGTACAGCGCTATCAATCTAGCTTTGCCATAGGGGAAATAGATCCCTTATTGCGTGGGCGGATTGACATCAACCAATACTATGCAGGTGTACAGCAAGCACAGAATGTTATCTTTGAGCCACAGGGTGGCTTTAGCCGCAGACCTGGCTTGAAGTTTATTAATGATTCAACAGGAAACAATGCTGCCAATGGGTCAATGCTTATACCATTTGAATTCAATACTGAACAAACGTTCATGATTCATGCCATTGCCCATAATACTACAAGCACAATAAGATTTGAAATTTATAATAACCAGTCTTTGGTTGGCAATATCAATGGATCTGGCAATGCTTACGTAGATTATAGTGTTGGCACACTAACAGGTGTAACTAATTTTGATATTAACAAGTTAAACTTTGCACAAAGTGCAGACACACTTATACTTGTTCATCCACACTTTGCACCATTCCAATTAAAACGCGGTGCAACAAACAGCACATGGACAGCTACAGCACTTAGCCTTACTGTTCCAAAGCATCAATTTACACAGACAACTGCAAATGGAACTGTGGCTATCACCCCAGATGGCACAGATGATGCAGTTACTGTTACAGCAGCTTCTTCCTTGTTTGCTTCATCAGATGTCGATCAGTTTATAGAAGCAGACAACGGTTTTGGTAGAGCAAGAATTGTTAAGTTTGTTAGTGCTACAGAAGTAGACGTTATTGCAGAAGTACCTTTCTTTGATGATGAACAGATAGCAGCTAATGACTGGTTCTTTGACAGAGGCTTTGAAGATGCATGGTCTACATCCAAAGGGTGGCCCGCAACAGTTACTTTTCATGAAGGGCGGCTTTGGTTTGGCGGTAGTTATAGCCTGCCCACAACTTTGTTTGCATCTAAGGTAGGGCAGTTTTTTAACTTTAGGCAGGCAGAAGGACTAGATGATGATGCCATTAAAGTATCACTTCAGACAGATAGGCTAAATACAATTACTGGGATACAGTCTGGCAGGGACTTGCAGGTATTTACTACAGGTGGTGAATTCTTTCTGCCACAATCAGACTTAGATCCTATTACACCACTAAACACTGTTATTAGATCTGCAACAAAGCGTGGTGCAAAAGAAAACATTAAGCCAATCCAACAGGAAACAGGCACTTTGTTTATACAAAGGCAAGGCAAAACCTTGCGTGAAATGTCATTTAGTGATGTGGAACTATCATATGTTTCACAGAACATATCACTATTGTCATCACATTTGCTTGTAGATCCCAAGCGTATGGCACTTAGAAGCGCCACAGACACCACAGAAGGGGATCTGTTGCTAATTGTTAATGGTGACAGCTCAACTGGCTATAGAGCGGCTTCTACGGGCTTTACAGGGGGTATTGCTGCTTTCATGCTAAACAAGCAACAGAATGTTGTTGCACCTAGTTTTCTTAAAACAGATGGTGACTTTGTAGATGTAGCAGTAGATCTGGACACAATCTATGTTGTGGTCAAAAGAACAATAGGTGGGTCTGCTAAATATTATGTAGAAGTCTTTGATGATGACATGACAACAGATAGTGGTGTGCAGTCAAATGCTGCATTTGGCATGACTACTTATGCAGGTCATTCCCATCTTGAAGGAAAAACAGTTGCAGTAATTAGGGATGATATTGTTGATCCTTCTGTAACAGTGGCAGGTGGGATTGTGTCAGTTGCTTCTACAGCTTCAAGTTATGTGGAAGCAGGACTTGATTATGATGTAATTGTAGAAACTATGCCTATAGAACTACAGCTACCTACAGGGAATGTTGTAAGCAAACAAAAGCGTGTTGTAGAAGCAAACCCTGTTTTATACCGATCACAGAACATTGCCATCAATGGCAACACAGTCAACCTGCAATCATTGCCTGCATCTGGTGCAGGTGGTGTTCCAACTTTTACTGGGGTCAAAAAAGTGCAGGGCTTTACTGGGTATAGCCTAGAAGCAACAATCAGAATCACAATGACACAGCCTGTTTTCCTTACTGTTCTTAGTTTGGATTATGCTGTGAGTGTAGGGAGTTAGTAGATGGGCGGACCAGTATTAGCAGCAATGGGTGTGGCAGGGTCTTTATTATCTGCAAAAGCACAGATGGATGCAGGCAAGGCACAACGCTATCAGTATGAAGCGCAGGCAAAGCAGGCAGAAATTAAAGGCAGACAAGATGCTGTAGCTTATAAAGAAATGGGCAACCAGGTTCTGCGTGAAAGGCGTAGGATTGTTGCATCTGCCATAGCTAAAGGTGGTGCATCTGGCTTTAATTTCACAGAAGCAGGAAGCCCAACAGATATTGCTATAAGGCAGACAGATTATGAAGCTGTAAAAGATTTCACTATTGCCAGAGACAACGCAACTATGGCTATCAAGATGGCAGAATATAACGCTGGTAGCCTAAGAACAGCAGGCAGAAACATACAACAAACTTCTAGGCTTGCTGCCTTTGGTACTGCAATGGCTGGCGTAGGGCAGGCAGGTCTATCTTATGGTGGCAAACAAGGATTTATGGCATAATGGCGGAACGTGTACAAACATACAGACGCCAACTTCGCGGCTTAAATATTCCAGAAATGGATACATCTGCACAGCGTGAGCAGGTGCGTTACTATCAAACGCTATCTGAACAACTAAACAGAATGTCATCATTCTTTTTTAAGTTGGCAGAAGGGCAGGCAAAGATAGAAGGTGCTGAATACGGCCCTGCAAATGCACCAGATGCTAAACAACTATCTGATGCCTTTTCTATGCCAACAGGCACTGCAGACAAAGATGCAGCTAGGGCAAAGGCAATAGAAGGCGCACAGACAGATATTGGCACAGCCCTTGGTTCTATTGGTGATACCTATAGTGCATTTGGCAGGGCGGCTAGGGATTCTGCACTTACAACAACATACAACGATCTAGCAGTAGCAGCTAAACGTGCCATTGTAGATATTAAGCTATTAGCAGACAAAGATCCTAACAACCCTGCTTATGCGCCAGATGTTGTGATGTCGCAGTATGAAAGCATTGTAAGTGGTTATGCTGGGGTGTTTGATGATGTAAACCCTGCATATGCCCGCAAATTTAGGGCAGAATTGAATTTGTACGCCTATGGCGAACTAGAAACAATTACCAAAAAATTTAATAAAGAAAACAAAAACCAGCTGCTTGCTGCTTTTGAAATTGGCTTCCAGCAAGATTTAGATGGTGTTAGCACATGGTTTGAAGTTGGTGTGCCGTATCAACTTGACCCAGTAAACAATATATATTCACGCCCAACAGATGACATTGTTGTTAACAACACAGACATGTCTGGGCCAGAGCCAACACTTAATGAAGGTGGGCGCAAAAGAAATATAGCAACCAAGCCTATGTTAGATCAGATTCTTCTGCAGCATCAGGCAACTGCAAAGTCATTAGGCAAAAGCCCAGAATACATCAAGCAGATGGAAACCAGATGGAATACTGCTGTGTTTGATTCTGCTAAAGGCGATGTATCTAGGTTTATATCTGATTATGGCAGAAGCAATGAAATGCGGGTGGTTGGTTACAACAACCTTGATAATGCTACGTTTGAATTAAAAAAGGGCACAATGTATAAAACAACTGCAGATGGACAGCCAGATAGTGCATTCCTTGCTTTACCTAAAAACATACAAAACATTCTGCAATATTATAGCAAAGATGATGCAGCACTTGTGGATATCAAGGCGGCTGCAAAGACACAGCTTGCTGCAGATCTGCAAATAGAAAATGCCGTAGAATCAAATAGGGAAAACACAAGAAAGAATAGTGTTGATTTCTATCACAGACAAATCATAGAGCTAATTGTTGATAATGATATAAACGCTGTGACCAAGGTCAATCTTATTAGGGCAGCTGGTCAGAACATTATGGCAATTGATTCTGCAAAAGGCATGGAAGTAAACGCCATGCTAGAAGATCTGGTAGGCCCATCATTTGACATGTATGGAATTGACACAAACTTCAAGTTCCAAACGCTAGAAAGCAATGGGCGTGTGTTCCAAGAATATGACATGGATATAAAAAATGATCCACAGTTCATGACTACAACACATGCAAAGCTACTTACATCATTCAGACTAGGTGATCTTACTTACAAAGATATGCAGATATTGTCAGACAAACTTGCAGCAAGGCAAAGTGTAGAAGGCAAAGAAATTATGGGTAGGGTGCGTAGTGCATTGAAGATGCCTGCAAACATTATTCTTGATCAAGCAACAATCAATTCAGCAAACCTTGCTTTGTATGGGCGCATAGAAAACAGATTAGCAGAAGCCATGAAGTCACAGGATTTTAATGCAGGTGCTTTCATGACAGAAGTATTAGATATCATTCAAAGGGGTGAAGATGCTGATGGTGCAAACCTTATTGTGAATCTAGCTGCACGCATCAACTTGTCTGGTTTAGGCATCACCTTTACAGAATTCCAAAGAAACTATCAGGCAGAAATTGCTGCGCCTGGCACTAGTGAAACACGTAAAAGGGAATTGCGTGAATTGTATGAAGAAGTGTTATCAGTGAAACAAACACAATCTAATCAACTTAATGAACATCTACCGGCGTTTTTCCAATGACAGACACATTTCTAAAACATCATATGAATACACAAGATGTCAGAACTGCTGGCAAAGGGTTTGTTTATAGAAACCCCCAAGATGGGGAAATCTATGAAGCACCTGGCGATATGCCATTGAACTGGGATCAAGGCTACCCAGAAGGAATCGAACCAGGCACTGCAGAATCACAAAACTATGATGCGCATAGGGCAAAGTTTCAATCATTGCCTAACTATGCCTTTAGCCGTGATTACCTAGATGACCAGATATCTAAAAAAGAAAACAGCCAATATGATGACCCCTTGTGGATTGGCGCTAGTCGTATTCTTTATGACTTCATTAACAAGCAACCAGGCAGAAAGAAGCATGGCAGAAACAAAGAAATCAAGCCACAGCCTGCAAAGCCACTAGATTCTGGTTATAGCTATGCAGATTGGGGTGTGAACTTCATGCTCAAGTTTAACTACAATCTGCCTAACATGGTTTACCAAGCATCAAGGGTAGCAGAAATGCCGCCAGATGTTGCCAAAGCTATGTACTATCTTATGGAAACAGCAGATCGTGATGGTATATCTGCATATAATACAGGTATGGGGATAGCTCATGCAGCATGGGATGCAACAAACTACATAGGGTTGGCGACTTTTGGAATAGGCGTTGCTGGCTCACAGGCAGGCAAGCAAGCCACTAAAGCAGGCATTAAGGGTATTCTAAAGGAAATTGTATTAGCCAACGTTACAAAGGCTTCTGTGGCTACTGGGGTAGAAGGTGCAGTGTTTGCAGCTGCAG